TCATTTGTTGTGTCTTCATAGCTTGTTGAGCAGACATAGCTTGCTTTTGCATTTGAAGTCTTTCCTCTCTATCTTCTTGTGCTTTACGTTTAACTTTTAATAATTGATTTGCAAGTTTTATATTTTTAATTTCTCTAATATCAATAGCGTCTTCTAAATTTATATCACCTTTAGATAATGCCATTTGTATATTAGCTTCGAGTTGAGCTTTTTGTTCTTCATCAGGAGAGATTTCTATAAAAATTCCAAAGTCATAGATATATAAATCTTTAATTTCATTTAATATACTAACATTATATTTACCTATAGCATTTGCAAAATCATCTTTGAAGTCTGAGTATTGTAGTATATCTGCAACCCTATAAGTTAGAGCTTCAGCTAATGTTCTGTAAATATATAATGACCCGTCTAAAATATGTCTAGTAGCTACGTTTGAATTTAAAGCTGCAAGTTTTTGTAATCCTACAAGTGAATTAGGGTCAGGATTAGAGGCGTCTCTTGCTTCGTTCAATCCTGTTACTTGTCTAATCATATTAAGATAATGGTTGTAATTAGAAATTAACATTTGGGTTTTACTTGCACCGGAGCTCGATTGTAATTCTTTGATTGGAACTTTTCCTTGATTAAAATCACCATCCTGTGTATAACTCCTACCAATCACACTACCTGTTTGGAAATATAATCTTAAAGCATCTTCAGGATTATAAGCATTACCTGTTCCTAAATCCACCTCGTTTAATCCATCTGCGTCTATATACACACCATCCGGCACAACTCTAGAAATAACTTGTTGTAGTTTTAAATGAGTTATCTGTATTAAATCAGCAAAAGGAATCATTCTTCTACATAAAGACTCTATTACTCCTTTATACATTCTAGGTGCTACCGCCACATAATTTGGTAAAGCGTGTTGTTGAGCCGACTGTGGTCTTACCATATTTTTAGCTAACTCCCATTTTAATATAATGTTTGTACCCATCACCATCACTCCCTCATACCACACATCAATGGTTTTCTCCATTTTTTCAAACTTACCATCCTCCATCATTTCTTGCGGTGGATTAAATTGGTCGTCTTTCTCAATAACTTTTGTACCTCCGTTTTCTAATTTCTTTTTCTTATAGACCATTTTTTTAGTTGTCTTGTAATTAAAATACATTAATGTACAAGTGTCTCTATAAAAAATATCATTCTCGTAATATTGTGCGGTATTATAATAATCATACCAACTTTGACTATACTGACTTATTTCTTCCAAATCTTCTTTTGCGGGTCTTCTGTATAACTATAAACAATATTAGCAGGGTCTACATATTTAACTTCCACACCTGCACCCGGTAAGAATTCGTGTTTTGCACAAGCAATACCTAATACGGTTAAATCATAGTCTAATCTTTTTCTAATATCTATATAATGGTTTTCTTCAAAAATTGTATTAATTGCTTCTTCTTCTGCAATCTCAATTGCAGGCTTATAATTAAGCTGCATATATAAATTAAGCTCTTCATCAGTTTCAGGAAGTTCATCAGGGTTCATAGAGAAAGGGTCTACTCCTGTTTTACTTTGTATTAACTCTAACACATCTTTAGCAGCCATTTGTCCCTCTATCATATCTTGATACTTAGAACGCTTTGCTGAAGACATTGC